GTGTATGCAAAAGATCCAGAAGGTGTGCGTAAGCAAATACTAGAACTATATCGTAGTATCATCCTTGTACCGATGTACTACTATACATAACAAGGATTGATAGATGAGATTAACATTCTAAAGGATAGAAAGTATAACGAGATACATAACGATATACTACCATTAGGTAATAACGGTGGACAAACAATCAATCGTTTCTTGTTCCCTAATATGCTAACTGCATTACCAAAAGGTCGTACAGGTAATAGTTTGCGTGATAGATTTCTAAACGATACCAAACTAGATAGAGCCATTCGCATTTGTTTTGAGCATCGTAGCGGTGGTGCAAGATTAGTTTATCCTACACTAGTTAGAACTGCATTAGAGTTAGTAACCGGTGAGAACATACAAAACTTTAAATCGTTAAACGCACGTAGTATTATTGAACATCTATGTCCTACTATGTTTGGTCGTGTATATGACTATAGTTCGGGTTATGGCGGACGTATGTTAGGTACAAGCCTTAGTAACATGCGTTATACATATGTTGGCATTGATCCAAATACGGAAACATTTAAGTATCTTAACTATCTAAAGAATTTTTGTGACAATGAGGTAGAGTTGTATAACACAGTTAGTGAAGACTATCAACCAGAAAACATTGACTTAGCATTTAGTAGTCCACCTTACTTTAACTTAGAAAAGTACTGTGACGAACCCACACAATGTATGAATCGTTATACCACATTGGATGAATGGTTCGATGGTTATGTAGTTCCAACTATGAGTAACATATACAATGGACTGAATGTTGATGGGTTGTTTGCTACTAATATTGCCGACTATAAGGGTATAGGCGGTGAATTCTTTGTAGTAGATAAATGGATAAAGACCGCTGAGAGTCTAGGGTTCAAATATCACAAGACAATCAAAATGATGCTAAACACTAGACCGGGTGTTGGTAACTTTCGTAATGAGGGTAGGGAGAAATTTGAGGGTATTTACATTTTTAGTAAATAGTATACTATGTTAGATAAATTAAAAAATCTGTTTAAAAAACCAGAACCCGCTAAACCCGTTGTCAAAGACGAACCCAAGGTCAATAAACCTCGCAAACCTCGCAAACCAAAAGAACCTAAAGTTGAGAAAATTATATCTGATAAAGAGAAAGCAACTTTAGCAGGTGAACCATATATTAGCATTACTAAAGTTGATGTTGACCCAAATGACATTCATAATGGGAGTTTTGAACTTGACTGGAATGATAAGTTTGTGTTAAACTTAATCAAATCGGGATACAAACAACGTGAAGATGATACAGACAATGTTATCGTGGATCGTTGGTTTCAAGTAGTATGTAGAAATATAGCACTTGAAGTATACGAACAGGTTGTGGCTGATCCAACAAACAGAGATGTGCGTCCAATTCAGTCACGTGATATAGGTAATGGGAGAACAGAGGTTAGTTAATGTCTTTAAATATACATAGTCCGGATATAGTAATAGAGTGTGAAAAATTCAAACAATCAATTGAGGTTTATAATTTATTACGCAAATTAAATACAAAGGTATATTGCTATGCAATTTGCTATCGTAAAGGATTATTGATTGATTTTATAAAAATCGGTGAGAGTGCTCCTAACCCCGGTGAAAATACTGCTGTATCAATTGGTGAAAGAATCAAAAGACAATTGGACCATGTACCTGGTTGGCAAGATCCTCCCCATTATAGTTCACATGGTAGTGAATTCTGGTCAAATATATGTCGTGAGACTAAACTAGGGACATTACCGTCTTTAACCAAAGATGATTTGATTGTAGGAATATGGGACTTAACTGCACATTCTGATGAAATAGATTTTTTATATAAAAATAACAAAGAAGTATCAATGTATGCAGAAGGACTATTGTGTGACCAATATAAAGGAGAACATAATGGTAATTTACCCATTTTAAATATTAAAGACCCTACTAGAAATAAAGCATACAAGGGACCCAAATTTCCCCCAAGTATATTTGATTTCGCTTGACAATAATGCAATATAGTTGTATAATATACGCATATTATCTAATTATATACATTACCAGATGAACTACGCACTTATTGACACAGCAAACACATTCTTCCGTGCCCGGCACGTTGCATCACGTAATAGTGACCCTTGGGAGAAAGTGGGTATGGCACTACACTTGACACTTGCTAGTGTCAATCAGATTGTACGCAAATTTGGTATTGACCATGTTGTGTTTTGCTTGGAGGGCAGGTCGTTCAGAAAGGACCTATACAAGCCTTACAAAGCGCAAAGAGCAGTTGCTAATCAGGCATTGACTGAGGCAGAAAAAGAAGAATCAGAAATGTTTTGGGAAACGTATGAGAAATTTACAACTTTCTTACGTGAGAAAACAAACGTTAGTGTGTTGCGTGAACCACAAGCAGAGGCTGACGATTTAATTGCAAGATTTATACACTTACACCCAGATGACAAAATTTTTATTATTAGTAGCGATGGCGATTATATCCAGTGCATTTCAGATAAGGTACATCAGTACAATGGAATCACCAATCAACTTATTACCCCGGATGGATACTTTGATGACAAAGGTAGATTGATTGTAGATAAGAAAACTAAAGAGCCTAAATTGTTAGAAGATCCTCAATGGTTATTATTCAAAAAATGTATGCGTGGTGATAGTTCTGACAATGTGTTTAGTGCTTATCCGGGTGTACGTGAGAAAGGTACTAAAAATAAAGTTGGCTTAATGGAAGCATTTGAGGATAGAACAAAGCAAGGCTTTAATTGGAACAACATGATGTTACAACGCTGGGTTGACCATGATGGTGTTGAGCATCGTGTTAAGGATGACTATGAACGTAATCGTCAATTGATTGACTTGACTTGTCAGCCTGATTGGGTTAAAGAAAATGTTGACAATGCTATTAAATCTGGTGTTCGTGTTGAAACAACACAAAACGTGGGTATTCACTTAATGAAATTCTGTGGTAAGTATGAACTTGAAAAAATATCTCAAAATGCTGAAACTTACGCTAAGTGGCTTAATAGTCCGTACAAGGGTGCATTATATGAATCACATACTGCATAAACAAATATACGCCGGACTACTTGAGATAGTTAAGGATAATAACTTATACTATCATAGTAGTATCGGTGCTAACTATTCGCATTTGCGTGAAGACGGAGAAAAGGCACTACTTGAATGGATACATTTAATGGCACCCAAAATGCTAGAACTTGAAGAAAGACAACTAGATGAACGTGCTAAGAAAATGATGTGGGAAGAACTAAAGAAGTGAGGATGTTATGGCAAGTTTAAGTGAATATTTTGAAAGAACTAGTTACAAGGCTGTATGGTCGATTGGTGACCGTATCACCGGTACATGGAATGGTATTCCATTTGTAGGCACTGTGGGTAATGACACACAACTTAATGAAACTGATGGTCCATATATTAGTGTTTGTTTAGATTTACCTATCAAATTTGAAGGTGTAGTTTATAACCATATTCGTGCTAAACATAAAGATGTAAGGGAATTCAAATGATAAAAATTGCACAATCAAAATTTAAAATTAAAACTATTAAGAGCGGGGACAATGACTTTTATTTCTCACATGACGGGTTTACAATGACAGCACGTGCTGGTTTTCAAATTAGTTCAGGATGTCCACAAAACTATAAAGAAATTATTAATGAATGTATTAAATTTGGTTGGCTCAAGCCTGTTGCACACATGAAAGAATCAGAATTTGTTTGGGAAAAACTAGGAGAGTAACATGGATAAAGAAATTAGAGTTAACCTTGATGCATTAAAAATGATGGATGAGCGTATGCTTGCCGCAGTCATCGACAGTTTAGTAGAATACTATACCAATAATTATGGCTTAGATGACCTAAGTGATATTCCACAAGTTCCTAGTAAGCCACAATATGATTGTGAAGATTTAAGTATTGCTAAAGATTATCTAAAGAAGTTTAGACTATGACAGAAATATTTTTAGAACTATATGGTTTGATTATATTGGCTAGTTTAATTGGATTGTTTTTGGGAAAGATTATATGAAGATTAAAATGGATAGTGGATTATATCTATTGACAGTTACAGTAATCTATGCTATAGTAGGATTACTTAATGTATTTGTCTTTGAATGGACAAAGACAGAGTATATTCAGATAGTATGGATGTTGGTACTTAGTTTACCACTATGGCTTAAGCCAGTTGCACGTTGGTGCAATATGAAAACATTATGGGAAGTATAATATGAATTTAGTAGCAAAGCCAATTATCAAAAATCAATATTGGGTTATCACAGATGGTGATAAAAAAGTAGGTAATGTAGAAAGTCAAGGTACAGGTTTTGATGTTAAGATTGGTAATAATATTGAACATTATACTAATACTAAACAAATTGAAAAATTTAAAAAGATTGCTTTTGAAAAGTTTCGTAAACCACAAGATACAGTAGCCGTCACTTTTTCTAGTTATCCTACTGGAAAAAGTAAGGTATATAATAGTGTTTATGATGTAAAACGTAAATTACATTTGTTTACCAAAGAACAAAAAAGCAAGTGTTATCATGCGGCAGGCTGGTTTGCAGTCAAACAAAACACAGAATTTGTCAATATTTTTTGTCCAAAGTACATTTTTGTATGCAGATATGAGTATATTGGACCCTTTAATACTGAGGATGAGTTAAATAGTAGCATAAATACTTGATGATAAATGTAAAGAAGTTTATTGATAAAGTTGCGTTGGCTGAGACACGCAACTCGGTACAAGTTGTTTTACCGTTAATGGAAGCCAAACAATTACGTGATGATATTATGAAAATCATGTTAGACCAACGTGAGCAAACAGTAGACAATAATATACAAGTGGTTATGAGAGGGGAGCGTTGGTAATGAGTAGAACACAACCAAAAGTTTTATTAGAGATAGTAGACAAAACAAGTTATAAATGTGACCAAATCGTAGAGGCTAGTGGAATATGGGCAGTCTTCTATGATGACCAACCTATCAATTTAAAAAGTTCACATTACTTAGATAGCAATACAGTACCTAAATATAAAAAGACAAGTTTTAGTAATCCTGGTCATGCCAGAAATCTTTGTCGCAAATTAAACAACCAATTCAAAACTGATAAATTTAGTGTAGTGTTTCTATCCACTGGCACAAGAGTTTATCCAGATGACTAAACTATCTTACAAAGAATTAGTCACACAACAAATCATCAAAGAATTAGATATTGATGGTCCTACTTGGACACTAGATGAAGCCATGAAAAAGTGGTGGATGATTCAAAGACCAGACGGTGGATTACGATTAACCGAAGTAGGTGATCTATCATTTCGTTATGCTAAGATAGAATTTTATAATTACGACTTTAAGATAATCACTAATAATGGTGCCGGATGGCATACCTATTTATTAGAATTAAATAAAAAATTAAAATGCCCCTACTACATAGGCGTAAATAAAGTAGAAGATAGCAAGAAGCCTTATATAAGATTATATGATAGTAAGATTGCTAT